GATATCTATCTTCTCAGGTACAATGACAGGTATTCCGTCAAACAGCTCAAAAAAGTTATTGGTATCAAGTTTAATTAATCATATTTAAGGAGGTGCGTGTTATGGCACGACAGACAATCAAATTGGGAGAAGTTGTAAAATCAGCATGGCAGAAGGTTAATTCTAACTTTGAAGAACTCTATCAATCAATCACGAATAAGGTTGATAAGGTAGCAGGGAAAGAGTTATCTTCAAATGATTACACGGATGCAGAAAAGACCAAGTTATCCGGCATCGCTTCAAATGCACAAGTCAATGTGATTGAATCTGTAAAGGTAAATGGAACAGCTCTCACACCGTCAGGCAAGGCAGTCGATATTGACCTGTCCGGCAAAGTAGATAAAGTTTCAGGCAAGGGACTTTCTACAAATGATTTCACAGATGCATACAAAAACAAAATTGATGGTGCTGCATCAGTAGTCAAAAAGACATTCTCAGCATCTAGCTGGGGAACCGTCGGAAGTGACGGATATTACAGTCAGAGCATTGCGGCAGCCGGTAAATATCCAGTCAAAGTAATGCGAAATGATAACGGTGTATATACTGAAGCACTCGTACAGACAGCCGTTAGCGGTAACAACGTGGTTATCACTGCGGAAGAAACATTTGAGGGTTATTTGATTGTAATTTAAGGAGGTTTGACAGGTGGGATGGCTTGACAAATTAAAACGAAAACCGCCAAAGTCACAAATACTGGCACAGACTTTGAATGGGTATAGTCCAATCTTTTCACAGTTTGGAACTAATATCTATGCATCCGACGTCGTGCAACAGGCGGTAAAATGTATCGTGGATGAGATGAAAAAGCTGAATCCCACCCACATACGATATAACGGGAATGATCCCGTTCCAGTCAATGGAAATATTCAAAGTATACTAAATAATCCGAATCCACTCATGACAACGAGTGAATTCTTAGAAAAAGTTACGTGGTTATTACTTTTGAATTATAATGCTTTCATCTTACCGACTTATTATGTTTGGACAGATAAGGACGGCATAGAACGTCGGCAATATGATGGATTATACCCCTTAAAACCAACTCAGGTTGATTTTATCGAAGATGGGGGCGGTCGGTTATATGTCAAAATGCGGTTTGAAAACAACTTTGAAACCACCATTGCTTATGATAACATCATCCATTTGAAATATAACTATTCCGTAAATGAATATATGGGCGGTGATGTATCAGGTCAGCCAGATCATACCGCGTTACTACAGACATTAGATATTAATCAAACATTGCTCGAAGGTGTAGGAAAAGCAATGAAAGCCAGCTATGCCGTGAATGGTGTAGTGAAATATAACACGATGCTGGATGATGGAAAAACAGAAGCGGCTCTCAAAGAACTGGAACAAAAGCTGAAAAATTCAGACAGCGGATTTTTACCACTCGATTTAAAATCAGAATTTACTCCGCTTGAACGTAAAGTAGCACTTGTCGATGAACCTACATTGAAATTCATTGATGAAAAAATCCTGAGAAATTGGGGTGTACCTCTTGCTATATTGACAGGAGATTACACAAAAGCACAATATGAAGCATTTTATCAGAAGACATTGGAACCGCTTATCATTTCTATTTCGCAAGCATTCACAAAAAAGCTTTTTACTGATAGAGAAAGATCATTTGGTAATGTCATTAAATTATATCCGAAAGATTTAATTTTTATGACAGTAGATCAGACATTGCAAATGGTAAATATGCTCGCAAATACAGGTTCTATTTATGAGAATGAAAAACGTGTAGCATTTGGTTTACGCCCGTTACCAGAGCTTGAAGGTAAACGATATATGTCGCTTAACTGGGTTGATGTAGATATTGCAAATCAATATCAAGTCAATAAAGCAAAGGGTAATGATGCAAAAAATAATACCCCTACGGGTAATGACAACGATGATGACGATGGAGGTGTAGAAAATGGCGACAAAACCGGAACAGAAGAATAAATCGCTTGAACAGCGATCATATAGTTTTGAGGTTCGGGCAGAAGAAACGGAAGCCGGGAACATTATTACTGGTCGGCCAATCGTATATAACAGCCGAACAGATTTAGGTTGGTTTGATGAAATCATTGAACCTGGTGCATTAAATAATACCGATTTGACGGATGTACGATTCCTTGTGAATCATGATACAAGTAAAATTCCGCTTGCAAGATCAAGACGGAACAATGGTAACAGCACGATGCAGTTAACCACTGATAATGATGGTCTGGGAATTCGTGTCACACTCGATACAGAAAATAATTCAGAAGCACGAGCATTATATAGTGCAGTGCAGCGAGGAGATATCTCCGGCATGTCATTCATGTTTGGTATTCGTGATGAAGAATGGGAAGATCTCGACAGCGATCACCCTATCAGACATATCAAAGATATTAGCACCGTCGTAGAGGTGAGTGCCGTGACTTTTCCGGCATACGAATCTACTGAAATAAATGCACGAAGTAAGGAAGCATTGGAGAATGCTCGGTCAGCAGTGGACACTGCTAGACAACAGAGTGGACAATCACTGGACAGTGATTTGGAACTATTAAAAGAAAAAACAAAAATCTTAGGAGGATTATAAAATGGGTAGAAAAAAAGTTTTAGAGAAACGTCTTGCAAGATTACAGGCAAAGAAAACCAAGCTCACAGAAAGAGCAATGGCGTCTCAGGATGCAAATGAAGTCCGTTCAATCAATGAACAGCTGACGGATATCAATGATGAGATAGCAGAAACACAGGAAGAAATCGACGCAATCAATGAAGAAGGGGAAGGCGGTGATCCTACATCTAGTACAGGTGAAGGAGGTGAAGGTGCTCAGCAGAGAAGCAATCCACCTGCAGGTGCTCAGCATGTAAATAGCGGAATTCCGCTCGCTACATTTGGCCAGCAGACAGGTATGTCTCAGCATAGAAGCAACGAAGATCCGTATGGCACCATGGAATATCGTCAGGCATTCAAAGATTACGTGCAGAGAGGTACACCAATTCCGGCAAACCTTAATCCACATATGTCACAGCGTGCCGGCGGTGATGCAGGTCCGACAGTTGCAGCAGATTTAGGAATGATCATTCCAACCACTATTATGAATGAATTCATTAAGAAGGTATCTAAAGTTTACGGTCAGCTGTACAGCAAAGTTCGTAAGCTGAATATTCAGGGCGGTGTAAAATTCCCTATCTCTGATCTGAAAGCCAATTTCAAGTGGATCACAGAAACGACAGTTTCTGCTCGTCAGAAAGCCGGTGACATCAAGGAGTATATCGAATTCTCTTACAATATTGGTGAAATTCGTGTATCTCAGACACTCCTTTCTCAGGTGGTTGCATTACAGATGTTTGAGGATGAGATCGTAAGAATCATGCTTGAAGCATATGTGGAAGCAATGGACAAAGGTATTATCGCTGGTTCAGGTACAGGTCAGATGCTCGGTATCTTAAATGATACTCGTGTAACAAGCAACGCAGGTCATACTATCGAATTTACAGCGGCTGAGTTCTCAGATTGGGAGAAATGGAGAAAGAAACTCTTCTCTATTATTCCTCTTTCTAAACGTGGTCAGGGTGAATTTATCTTCACAGCCGGAACGGTTGAAGCTAACTTACTCACCATGAAAGATGCAAACAACCGTCCAATCTTTAAAGAAGCTACTGAGCTGAATGTTGGAGAATCTGCTACCGCTGGTCGTTTCTATGGTCGTGAGGTAACTATGGTTGAACCTGATGTTGTTGCTGATTTTGAAACCGCTGAATCAGGCAACGTAGTAGGTCTCTACTGGATTCCTACAGATTATGCAATCAACACTAATCTTGCATTCGGTATGAAACGTTATTTCGATGAAGAGAAAAATGAATGGGTAAATAAAGGCCTTACAATCGTCGATGGTAAGATGCTTGATGTCGCTGGATGCTACATCATTAAGAAAAAATAATGAGGTGAGATCATGATTGATACTACAGTAAAAGCATTAAAAAATTTATGTGCTACTCTCAAAGGGGGTAGCACTACAGCGGATGATATTCCAGGCGAAACAATTGTTGATGTGATCAATCAGATCACAATTGCTAAAGGTGGAGATATTCCTAGCGATGAGCTTAAAAAGTTGACACTGACTTCTGCAGCTGGAACAGCGAAAGGCACAACGAAGATCACGGTCACTGGTAATGGTTCAGGCCAGTTATATTATAAAACTGGCGGCAGTATTAAATTGCCAGCATATGAGGAAGACATATCAGAATGGACAACATGGGACGGTACAAGCGACATCACGGCAACAGATGGCGAAAGCATTTGTGTGGCTGAAGCGAATGCATCCAATCTTGCTATCGCTGCCGGTTCTTGCACTATCAACGCGAACGTTTAAGGAGGTGCTGACGGGTGACAGACGCAGAATTATTAGAGGAAGTAAAGAAAAGAATCGGTGTGACTGGTACTTATCAAGATGGTACGATTACAGGACACATTCAGGATGTGAAAGATTTCATGATAGATGCAGGTGTCAATGAAACACTGATGACATCTAAAAAAATAATTGGCGCTGTCACTCGTGGCGTGTCCGACTTATGGAATTATGGTTCCGGCGATGGTGAGTTCTCTACTTATTTCTATCAACGTGTAACGCAATTATGCTACGGAGGTGGAGAAAATGAAGGATTATAAACCATCAACGGCATTCACCACGCCAATTAAATTATTGGCACCAAGTTATGAAACAATCAAAGGTGTTTCCAAAAAGATCTACCCGAAAGATGGAGAACTCCTTTGGTGTAGTTTTAAAACTTATGGCGGCACTGAAAGAAATGTCAATGATATTTATTCTATTGAAGATACTGCAAGCGTAGAAACTTTTTATCGCCCAGATATTAAAAGTGATTGCCGAATAATGCTTGCAGAAACTGGTGCAACATATGAGATCATCAACGAGCCTGAAGATATTAACCTGCGTCACAAGTATTGCAAATTTAAGGTTAAAAGAATAAAGGGCGGTGCGTAATGTGGGTAGGAATGTATTAAAGCTGGATGTAAAAGGTTTTGATGAATATGCAGAAAAACTAGATAGTTTAGGAGCAGATTTGAAAACCATATTCACCGATGCATTGGAGCAAGCCGGCGAAACAATTACGGAAGATACCATTGATGCAATGGCAGATGCAAATTTGCCAAGGGGTGGTGAATATTCGACTGGCGAAACAAAAGCATCTATCATTAAGAATCCCCATGTAGAATGGGCTGGAACGATTGGCTCTATTGGAGTAGGTTTTGATTTTGGAAAACCTGGTGCTGGTGGTTATTTGATTACTGGAACACCTAGGATGAGACCAGATAAACCATTGAATCAAATTTATAAAAGCAAAAAATACATGAGTGATATCCGCAAAGATATGGTTGATATTTTCAACGATGAAATTAAGCGTAGAATGGGAGGTTAAGATGGAAGATAGTTTAATTGAGATTTTAGGATCATTAGGTTATCGAGTATTGAGACAAGGTAGCTTATCACCGGATGAAGATTACCCCGATAATTTTTTCACATTCTGGAACAATGATAGCCCTGATCACTCCCACTACAACAATAATGAATATGGTACTGACTGGGATTTCGATGTAAATTTCTACAGCAATGACCCAGCGAAAACCTATTCTGAATTGGCGAAAGCTAGAAAGAAATTAAAAGAAGCACATTGGATTGTACCCGGCAAAGGTTACGATGTGGCGAGCGATGAAGTCACACATACTGGTAGGGGTATAAGAGTATTTTATTTAGAAGTTTAGGAGGTAAAATCTATGAAAATCGTAGAATACAGAGGTATTGAAGGATTGGTATATGCTCCAATTACAGAAGATTCCACAGAGAATTTTGCAACTGGTGACGTGAAGGAGCTCGCCGGTGTTGCAGAGCTTACAAAAAGTACAGAAAGTTCTTCTGAGGCTCATTACTATGACAATATGCCGGCAGTCGTTATCGAATCAACTGGATCAGATGAAGTGACTGCTTCAGTATCAGCTATTCCGCTCGATGTTTTAGCTGATATTACAGGTCAGACATATGACGAAGCGACAAACATGTTCATCGAAGGTCCTCGCGAAAATAAATACTTCGCATTAGGATATAAAACCAAAAAGACAGATGGTACAGAAATCTATGTATGGAGATTAAAAGGTACTTTCTCTATTCCTGAATCAACTCATAATACAGAAGATGATGGAACAGATGCAAATGGCCAGGAGATCACCTACACTGGTATTTCTACAACCCACAAATTTACAAAAACCGGTAAAGGTGCAAAGGCAATCAACGTGGAAGCAGACGGAAAAGCGAATGTTACTGATTTCTTCACATCAGTTCAGACACCGGATAGCGTAAAAGCAAAAGCGTAATTCGAAAGGAGGACATAATTCATGGAAAAAGAAAAATTAGCATTGCAGGTAAAAGATAAAAAGGGTGAGGTCATTAAAGTTGTAGAAGCAAATACTTTCGATATTTACTTTGGTACAATCGATAATCTTATGCAGTTACTGGACATTAATGAAGATACATCGTCATTCGATTTACTGAAAAAGATCAGTACAGCATGGGGCGAAGTCACATCATTACTGGGAGAGATTTTCCCAGATATGACGGATGAAGATTGGAAGTTCGTAAGAATCAATGATCTTGTGCCGATCGTACTGCAAGTTGTAAAGTATACTTTCCTTGAAATTATGACAATTCCTTCTGATTCAAAAAACTAGATGGGGGAGCTGAAAATGCTCCCCTTTCTGAATATCTATTTCAAATGTCATATGGATTATGTAAGGAATTCCCTGCACTTAGTCCATTTGATATTGGCGAAAAAACTTTTCACAATGTGATTGTATTATTTTCACGTGTGAGAATATTGCAGATGAAGGAAAACAAGGGAGAACATAGGCAACGTGTACAACAGGACGTTATTCGTAGACCTGCCGGAGACAATTGGTTTTAAAGGTGGTGAGATAAATGGCCAATGATGAATCAACCACCAAGTTTAAGGTGGATATATCACAATTAAAAAAAGAATTTCAGGAAGCTCAGCGATACATAAAGCTGGTCACATCTGAATTTAAAGCGTCGACAGCTGGTATGGATAACTGGGCCAGCAATGCAGATGGATTAGGCGCTAAAATAAAGCAATTGAATAGTATTCTTACTGCCGAAGAATCGAAACTAAAATCATTGCAAAATCAATATGCATTAGTGGCAAAAGAACAGGGCGAAAATTCCAAAGGTGCTCAAGAATTAATGATTAAGATCAACAATCAAAAAGCAGCCGTAGAAAAAGTCCGTTCTTCCATCGGTTACTATTCTGATAAGTTGAATGAATTGGGCAGTGAATCTAAAGAAGCAGAATCCGCCGTAGATAAATTGAGGAATACTATCAGCCAGCAAGAATCTGATTTAGAATCCTTGAAAGCTAAATATTCAAGCTTGATTCTTGAACAAGGGAAAGGTTCAAAGGCTGCAAGAGATACGGCAAAAGAGATTAAAAATCTATCTAGTGATTTGCAACAAAATAAAGCTACATTAGCCAGTACAGAAGATGCTGCTAATAAATTTGATAGGAGCTTAGATAACGTAGACGAGAGCGTAGAAAAAGTCAGCGGTGGTTTTACTGTGATGAAAGGAGCTCTAGCAAATTTACTGGCTGATGGAATTAAAGCTGCTACTGGAGCATTGGAAGATTTCGTACTTGAAAGTGGTAGTGCATATAGCGGATTCCAAGCTCAAACCGGTGCAAGCACTGAGGAAATGAAAAAATTCAAGTCAGAGATGAATGATCTCTACAAAAATAATTTTGGAGAATCATTACAAGATATCGGTGACAAAATGGCATATGTCAAACAAGTTACCGGTGAAGTTGATCCTTCTAAAATTAGAGAATTGACGGAAAATGCAATTACATTGGAAGACACATTCGGATCAGATTTCAATGAGACAATTCGAGGTGTTAATAATTTGATGCAGCATTTCGGTATTGATGCAGAAGAAGCATTCGACTTATTTGCCAAAGGTTCTCAAGAGGGATTGGATTACACGGATGAACTTGGTGATAACATTGCTGAATATGGTGGTAACTTTGAGCAAGCAGGTTATTCTGCCGAAGAATATTTCCAATTGCTCGCCAATGGTACTAAAAATGGTGCTTATAACCTCGATAAAGTCAATGATTCAATCAATGAAGTTAAAAACCGTTTAGGTGATGGAACAATCGAAAAAGCATTAGGTTCATTTAGCAAAGATACTCAGAAGGCATTTAAGAATTGGAAAGATGGTAAAGGTACCATGAAAGATGTCATTGATTCTATTGTCGGTGACATTAACAACTGTACGAATGAACAGGATGCTTTAAACATGGCTGCCACTGCATTCGGTACCATGGGCGAGGATGCAAACTTGAAAGTTGTAAAATCCCTCACCTCTACGGGCGACGCTTTTAAAGATGTAAAAGGCACCATGGAAGACGTTAAGAAAGTCAAATACGATGATGTGAAAAGTCAGTTTGCACAACTTGGTAGAACACTCCAGCTTGATGTGATCGCTCCTTTAGCGGAAGATGCTTTACCTGCTGCAAAAGAATTTACCACATGGACCATTCAGCATTTGAATGATATTATACCGATTGCAGCTACTGTAGGTACTGCGATAGCTGCAATTTTTGCGGTTAACAAAACGGCGCAATTCTTAACATCAATTAAGACGTTGATGACCGCAATGAAAGCATTAAAAATCGAAGTTACTGCGGCAGCAGCCTCATCAAAAATATTGAGTGCTGCATTGACTGCATTACCTTATGTGGCAGTTGCAGCAGGAATTGCGGCAGTTGTAGCTGGTATTACTATCTATCAGAAAAAGCAGCAAGAAACCATAGAAAAAGAATATGGACTTTCCAACGCACAAAAAAAGACAATCGAAAGTGCAAAAAATTTGAAAGCTGCATATGACCAGACCAACCAAGCCCGCAATGATTCCATGAAGAATATCACTACTGAGTATGGATATCTGAACCAGTTGAAAGGCGAATATAACAGTTTGATTGATTCAAACGGTCAGGTCAAAAAAGGTTACGAAGATAGAGCCAATTTCATTTTAAATGAATTATCACAGGCACTTGGTATGGAGAAAGAGCAGATCCTTGCAAATGTGGACGCTAACGGAAAACTTGGTGCAAGTATCGATCAGGTTATCCAGAAGAAGCAAGCCGAAGCCATGCTATCAGCAAATGAAGCAGCTTATACCGAAGCCATTCAGAAAAGAACCGGTGCACTCTCTACATATCAATCCAGCTTGCAGACATTGGAACAGGCAGAAAAGAAATATTCAAAGACAAAGACCGAAGCTAATGAGGTCATGAAAGTCTATGAAGAACTCTTGCGGTCGAATCCTGATGCAGCTGTCACGTATTACAACGCCAATAAGACATTGATCGAATCCAATGAAGAAGCAAAAGCATCATATGACAAAGCGAAAAAAGGCGTGAAAGATGCGGAAAGTGCTTATGTAGGTTATAACACCACTATCCAGAACTATGAGGGATTATCATCTGCGATCATTAGTGGTGATTCTGCCAAAATTCAAGACGCATTGCAGAACATGCAGAATAATTTCATCACTGCCGAAAATGGTACTAAAAAATCGCTTGAAAATCAGGTCAAGAATTTGGAAACCAATTACGAAAACATGAAACAGGCGATCGCAAATAACACCCCTGGTGTCACGGCTGAAATGGTCGTCCAAGCTGGTCAGATGGTGGAGAAAGCGAAAGCCGAACTTGATAAGTTACCACCACAGGCGAGTGAATCCGGTAAAAAATCCGGTAAAGCGGCGGCAGACGGATTGGGTAGTACGAGTGGAGATAATGAGACAGCCGGAAAAAATGTAGCAGAATCTCAGAAAAAGGGATTGGGTTCTTCTGATACCAAAAGCACAGGAACGAAAAAAGGAACAGAGTTCAAACTTGGTTTAGATTCTACCAATAAAGCGAACCTTTTGACTGCTCAGGGATTATCTAACAATGTAAATTTAGGATTGGGAACAGCTAACACCAATGCCACAGGTTCCAAGAAAGGTTCTGAATTTGGAGCCGGTGTAGGTAGTCAAGCAGGTGCGGCAAACTCACAAGGTAAAAATGTAGCCGGTTCGGCGAAAAGCGGAATGAGTTCTGTCAATGCCTCTGGTTCAGGTAAAAATTTGTCTAACACATTTAAAGCCGGAGTTGGTGCAGTATCTACGAGCGGAGCCGGTAAAGGCAGAGCCAACGACGCAAAAAGTGGTATGGCGTCGGTTAATGCAAATAGTACCGGTAACAACTTTACGCAAGGTTTTGTCAATGGTATGAGTAGCGGAAGTGCTGCCGGTTCCATTTGGAGTAAAGCATGGGATTTAGGTAAGAAAGCCCTTAGCGCATTAAGTAAAGCCATCAAAGAAGGTTCGCCATCCAAATTGACATACAAGAGTGGCGATTTCTTTGTTCAAGGTTTTGCGAATGCCATCGGTGATAAAGCGAAACTAGCGATTGACGAGGCGAAAGAATTAGGTAAACAGTCACTGGAAGCATTGGACAAAGAACTTGATACTGGTGTAAATATGCCAACGCTCAAGAATAGCATGCAGATGACTAAAGGTGCAATCAAAAACGCCCCTGTATCTGCGCAAACCGCCCAGAATGCACCAGTAAATAATACTTATAATTTTTACCAGACCAACAACAGTCCGAAAGCATTAAGCCGGTTGGATATCTATAGGCAGACAAGGAACCAGTTGAATTTTGCAAAGGGGGTTAAATGATGTATCAATGCTGGATTGAGAATGAATACGGTAAGCGATTAGAGCTCACCAATAATAAAAATTATACGGTATATCAAATTGATGGTTTGAATCCTACAGATGCAACTATCAATACGACCCCTGTAGCCAATTTTGATGGTTCTAGGTTCAATAGTTCTAGGACCAATGAAAGAAATATCGTGATCTATCTCACTATCGAAGGCGATTGCGAAACAAATAGAATTAATCTATATCGTTATGTAAAGACGAAAAGGTATGTGAAATTCTATTATAAAAATGCAACGAGGGACGTATATATTGAGGGTTATGTGGAAAGTATGCCGATCGCAATTTTTGAAATGAAACAGAATGTACAAATCTCTATTTTATGTCCTCAACCGTTTTTTAAGGCACATGAGAAAGATATCATTGACTTTTCATCTTTAACACCGATGTTTGTCTTTCCTTTCGCATATGAAAAAGCTGGCGCACCGTTTTCAGCCGTTGAAATCGCTGCTACACAGTCCATCATCAATAAAGGTGATGTGGAAAACGGTGTTATCATCCAAATCCAAGCGACCGGAAGAGCGTTAAACCCTCAGATTTATAACTTGGATAAAAATGAGTATTTCAAGATTGATCTTGATATGGTAGCCGGTGATCTCATTACCATCAACACCAGTAAATCACAAAAACAAGTTACCCTTTTGCATGATGGCATAGAAACCAACATCATCAATGATATGCGTTTGGGTTCGTCGTGGTTCCAGTTACTGACGGGTGATAACGTATTTACATACGGTGCGGATGAATATCCCGAAAACCTTACCTGTAAATTTATTCACGTGAATGAGTTTGAGGGGGTTTAGATATGGATGTATATGTATTAGACAAAAACTTTAATCGGGTGGGCGTCTGTGATGATTATAAAAGTATCATCTGGACTGTCAGGTATTTCAAACCTGGAGATTTTGAATTATATCTCCCGGCAACCGATAAAAATATCACGCTACTAAAAGAAGATCAGTATGTAGTCAGGGATAAAGATATCGCGTATGACGGAGAGAATACCATCTATAAAAATGTGATGGTTATCGAAAAAATCCAAGTTACTACAGACATTGAGAACGGCAACTACTTGATCGTTACCGGAAGATGCTTAAAAAGCATATTGGCAAGACGAATCGTATGGCAGCAGACCACTTTATATGGAAAAGTGGAAGTTGCTTTACAACAAATTTTAATTGAAAATGCGATCAACCCATCTGACAGCTTGCGAAAGATTGAAAAGTTGCAACTGGGAGAAACAAAGGGATATACAGAAACCGTGGAAAAACAGGTCACTGGTGATAATATAGCAGCGTTCATGGAAGAAGTCTGCATGGCGTATGGAATGGGTTGGGATATCTACATCAAAAATGATCATTTCGCATTTGAACTATATAAAGGTTCCGACCGCTCCTATAATCAGACCGAAAACCCTTTCGTTGTGTTCTCACCAGATTATGACAACTTACTCACAACCGATTATCAATATGATAAAACCAATTATAAAAACGTCGCACTGATAGCCGGTGAGGGCGAGGGATTAAGTCGTAGGACTGTCACAGTTGGAAATGTAAGTGGTTTAGACCGGTATGAGGTGTATGTGGATTCCCGTAATTCATCCAGTAACGATGGCAGTATTACGGATACGGAATACAATCAGATATTGACGGAAGAGGGACTTGAGACTTTAAATAGTGATGAATGTTCCATCACTGAAAATATTGAAGGTCAAATTGAAGTATCTAGCAACTATCAAATAAACAAAGATTATTTTTTAGGTGATGTGGTTGAGATAGTCAATGAATATGGAATTGAAACTACTCCAAGAATTATCGAGATCATCGAAAGTGAAGATGAAAACGGCAGCAATACGATTCCAACATTTAGTACATGGGAGGTATAAAAATGGCTATTACATATGGATTTTTTAATGCAATAAAACAAAGCGACGGAACATATGACCGCGTTTATAATTCAGACCAGATTAGTGAAATGTTCGAAGGTTTAATCTCTGACGGGGTATTTGAATCGGTGGGGGATGCTCTGATCGTAAAAGAAAAGTCAGGAATGACCATTGAAGTTGGTACCGGTCGAGCATGGATCGGTGATAGATGGATGAAGAATGATGCAAAAATGAATATCACTCTTACCGGTGCACATCTTACATTGAACCGGTGGAGTGCGATCGTAATCCGTGCTGACTATTCAAACAGGGTAATTAGTATCGTAGAAAAAGTAGGAACACCGGCTACTACGCCCATGAAACCTACCATAACATATAATGATTTCGTCAAAGAAAAATGTCTGGCGTATATTTATGTAGGAAAAGGAGCTACTTCTATCACTCAAGCAAATATTGTAGATTGTCGAGCAGATACAAGCATTTGCGGATGGGTTACGGGCGTTGTAACACAGGTTGATACCAGTCAATTATTTTTGCAATATCAAGCAGCGTATGAGAGACAACTTACTACGATGCAAGCTTGGGAAAATGCTCAAAAAACTGCATTCGATTCATGGTTCTCAACGCTTACAGATCAATTGCAGGTCAATACGTATATTCAGAAATATCATAAAGCGGTAGAAACTACTAATCAGCAAGGTATTTTTAAGTTGGATATGAGTGGTTATACTTATTCTGATACAGATGTTATTTTTGTTAATGTCAATGGTATTTCATTAGTAGAGGAACACGAGTGGTTATTGGACACATCGAAGACCCCTGTAGAAATCCATACATCTCAGGGAATGGACGCTGGTAACCTTGTAGAAATCACCGTGTTAAAATCAAAAATTGGACAGTCTTAATATTTACAAATAATGGAAAAAGGTATATAATTTAAACTGCAACATGGTTTTAGCTGATGGCCATATTGTTGTGTTTTCTCCTCACAAAATGCACAAATCTTATATCAAAGGTTTGTGCATTTTTACTATGTACAAACTACAACTATAGGTGTATAATATAATCAAGATAAAGATAAACAAACATTACGGAGGTAAATGATTATGACAAACAAAGAAAAAATGAACTTAGCAAATATTTCAGTAGGTATGGAAGTTTCAATATTCGATAATGACACAAGAAAAACACATATTGAAAAAGTAACAAAAGTAAATGACTGTTCTTTCATTACAGAAAACGGTCATAACTTTAAGCCTTCAAAGTTTTATTCGGATGGCGGAAAAACATTCAAGTGTGGAACAATGTACATTGAATTATATTAAACTAATCAAACAACCCGCCACGGAGGTTACGACGGCAGAAAGGTAAATAGAATGAGAAGAAAATTCAAAAGATTTTGGAAAGAATGGGGTATTTCATGGGAAGAATTTGAGATGTTTTTAGGAGCATGCAGTGCAATATTATTTCCTATTGCCTTAGAAATTATATTGAGTATGTTCCAATAAATAAAAAGGACCTTAAAGGTCCTTTTTATTTTATCAGTGTAACCCATGCAAATTTCAAGAATCTTCGTATCGTTTAATCAAATCAAGGTATTCTTGATTTTCAATGACATCCTCGAATTTACAATCCAATGCCAAACATACACGGAGAATTGTGTCAATTCTGGCATGATCAAAAATTTTGCTCCCCTGTTCATAATGCTGCAAGGTTCTGACATTCATGTTGGCTTTTTCAGCCAATTGGGATTGAGACAGACCTTTGGCCTGCCTCATTTCTTTTAATTTTTTTGTCATAATTTCCTCCTTAATATTCATACGTGAATAATATTGTTGTTGCCGAACGATCGTACTCAGTGATGATATAGATATTATTATATCGTGCGACGATTCTATCGTCACCATTTTTCACCGCTGAGTCGTTCATTCTCTTGTCCTCATGAGGAATATCTCCCCAATCGCAATTTTTATATCTGGCAAAACTATTCCAAAGGAACTTCGAAAAATCAGAATCCTCTAATAGTCTTGCATTGATACCTCTAGTTGCCACCAATTGGCCAAGTTCAAATTTCATTTTAATTTCCCCTTTGGTTTTTATTTGGTAAGGGCCAGAAGGCCCTCATTTTATTTCTTGTTGAGTGCAGCACGTGTGATCTCGCAATCTTCAAGGAACTTGCCGAACTCAATGAATAACTCATCAAGACCAAGATCTTCTTTATAGTGACGATGTAAATTCTCCATGAACGTTTCAATCATGTCCTCATAATCGTCACCAAACATGTCATAAAGCATTTCCGCGAATCTAAAAATCATTTTAATCTCTCCCTAAAGGTTATTAAGCTTGATTAGCTTATAATATAATTATACAACGATAAGTGTACTTTGTACAATGAAAGTTGTACTAAAAAGGAAGCTTTTATTTTCTGACAATTGGATATAAAAAGAAACCTCTCAATCGAGAGGTTCTACATTTTCTATATTAAAACCATGTACATCGGAATTTGCATCTCTCACATTCTCATATGCTTGATCAGCATTTGCGGCTTCGACATCAAGAAAATCTTCATCATATCCATAATATCTCGTGTAAATTGTAAACCATACTCTATATTTATTCATTTTAATTCCTCCATAATATTTTATTAAAGGAGGACTTACGTCCTCCATATTATTACCAATTCCAAAGTTCATCTAGCAGCCAGTCGGTTTGATCTTCGTCTTTGATATTGAAACGAATGAAACTATTTCCAAGATACATTGAGAACCAACCATTCTCAATCGTATAATCAGCTTCACGTTGATCTAGTTCCCAAAGTAGTTCTAACAATAATTCGTTTTCCATTTTAATCTCTCCTAAGAAGTTATTAAGCGATTAGCTTATATTTTTATTATATAACGATAGTTGTACTATGTACACTAATAGTTGTATATAAAATAAAGCTTATATCTTACGAATGTTCTTGCAATTCGCCTTGGTTACACCTTCAAAATGCAATTGACAGAAGGTTTAAGCTTTTTCCTTTGATACAACTTTTAGTGTACAAGGTACAACTTTCATTGTATAATAAGAATATAAGCTAAAGAGCTTATGAAACTAAAAACAATACGAACATTGTGAGGCATTCAGATTTATATCAAATTCATGTTCTACTACATTGGATGATAATTTATATGACTAATATAGAAACATGCCTAGAAACGCGAATCTGAAGCTCACAGGGAAAAGGAGAATATAATATGAAAGATTTAAGAGAAATGACAAGCAAAGAACTTAAGGAAATTGCAAAGGAAATGAAGATTTCAAACTGGTGGAACTTGAAAAAAGCAGTTCTCATTGAGAAAATCGAAGAAGTGCAGAATATGAGCGATGAAGAAAAACAGGCCATTGCTGATCAGAAAGCAAAAGAAGATGCTGCCATTAAGGAATATACAAAAAACTGGAGTAAATACACTAAACGATATAACGTCCTTGAGTTCATCGAAAAATGGAGATCAGGTGAGATTGTCCTTGACAGTGAGCAGCCGAATGAAGAGCCTATCGAAGAAGTTGAAGAGGTTAAAGAGGTTGAAGAAGTAATGCCAGAAGATGACAAACTTCCTGAAGCAAACGAAGAAGAAAAAGAAGATCAGCCAGAAGAAACTCCAGAGCCTGAGACAGAGGAAAAACCTGTTGAGAAACTTAAACCAAAACGTGGAGCATTGATCGAGTTTGATGGAAAAGCTCAGAACATTTGTGCTTGGGGAGAGGAGCTTGGAATCTCAGCCAATACATTATATGGACGTATATACAAAATGGGATGGAGTGTCGAGAGAGCATTCACTACACCATCACGTAAAACAAAATAATACCAAAGGTAAAATGCACAAATCTTATATCAAAGGTTTGTGCATTTTTACTATGTACAAACTACAACTAAAGGTGTATAATAGATAATGTAAACGATAATAGATAATTAAACGGAGGAAATTAAAATGAAAAGAATCACAGTAAACAATGGAGCAATGACAAGAGAAAAAGCAATGAAAGAAGCTAAAGAATTTCATCAGCAAACTGGAAAACCAGTTGAAGTCGAAAACATGCTTGGAGATACAATCGCATATTTCGTTAAAGGTAAATGCATTAAATACTAATAAGATTACATTAAAAAAGAGCCCTAAGGCTCTTTTTAGTATTTAATTTTATTGATCTCAGTCAACAATTCATTAAGGTCTTTATGGGTATAGTGATCAGTCATGTCGCTCAACGTATGACCCAGGATTCTCTTTAATGCGACTTTATGTACATCATATCTATCTGCAAACGTTGTGAATGTGTGACGAGTATCGTGCGGCGTATGTTTAAACCCAAGTGCTGAATTCATTTTGTTCCAATAGCTTATTCTATAGGTAGCATAGTTGATTTTCTTATTGTCTTTGGTTATTAGATATTTGTGATCTTGATTGTATCTCGCTTTTATCAAAGGATAAATTGCATCATGAATTGGGATGATTCGGTTTTGACCAGCTTTTGTTTTCTTACCGCCAATCATATATCGTTCATCTAAGTGAACATTTTCACATTTAATATCAAGCAATTCATTGATCCGCAATCCGGTGTAAAGAAGAATGAATGCTGTATCATTTAATGGATGCTTGAATGTTTTCAGTTTGTTGATCTCAGCCAAAGTGAATGGTGTTTTTTCTTTTGTCTCAATGGTAGTTTTCACTGAGATTAGGCCCATAATGTCCTTATCGACGATTTCATGCTTAATTGCATATGCATATACTTTCCCCATAGCATTCTTAAATACACTTTGCATATGTGGTTTCATTTGGTCCATAGCAGCTTCTAAATGTGCTGCCTTAATGTCTCGCATACTCATATTGTGAAGTTGTTCCGCTTGATTGAAAGCGGAACCATAACTCTGCATAGTCGTCTGAGCCAATTGGCTTTGGTCTGACCATCTATCGTATACATCTTTGAGCTTTGTGCTCTTGTGATCCAAATTGAATGGATTGACTAGATATTCCCTCATTGCATTCTTGGCTTCCGTTTTAGTAGAGTAATAACCTACATATTTATATATTTGTTTTCCTTCATCCGTATAACCGATTGTAATTCTTACGGCATATGGTTTGCGACGCTTACCGCTTAATTTAAAAATTGAACCCTCTCCATTTGCTCTTCGCAATTATGTTCTCTCCCTTTGGTGTTAAAAGTCAAGAAGTCAAGTTCAAGATATATTATTATTTATATATTATTTTCTACAAACATCAAAAATTTGAGTTGATTTTAGCTTATATATAATAAGAAGAAACTAACTTGACTTCTTGACTTTTTCATTTAAAAATATGTCAACCGCAATACTTTGAAGCAATTCAAGATCATACGTGTTCATCTTGACTCATCTTGAATTCATCTTGACTTTTGATACTTCGGCATAGATTGAATGTCGCTTATATAGTTAAATATCTTCTTTATACCTTCTTCATTTACCTTTAGTGATGCCTTCATATGGTCCTTGAACATTCTTTCATGATATGCATCGAAACCTTCATCTAGTATTTCTGGAAAAACAAAAACTAGAGGAGGTACATCGAATATATGACATAACTCCCTGATTGTTTCTAACTTCAGATTTTTGGTAGCTCCGCTTTCATATTTTTGAATCGATGATGTATTCACTCCTAGCATAATTCCCAATTCTGACTGCGTAAATTTCTTTTCATTACGCAATTTTTTGATAACTTCTCCTGTCTCCATTCTAACGCCTCCCCGTGCATACGTACAATTATAGGATAATATCCGCAATATACAAAGTCAATCGAACATTTGTTCCCGTAAAGAAATTACGTGTTTTGTATTGCTAATTGGAAATTATCTTAATATAATAAATCCATAATTGGTTATGACGATTAAGAATTTAATCATTTTGTGCAAAATAGTTAACGCGACAACAACAATTTTGGTTGTTATGTCAATTTACAATATTTGTAAATTATAGTAAGATAATAACGTAAACAAAACACGGTGACCAACGCCAAAACGTGGAGAAAGGCAATAGTATGAATATTGTAAAGATGTTAAACAAACAGAAAGAAGCAGGAAAAGAGATCGTTATGGCTGATGGAAATATTATTTCCAAAGATGAGATCAACAAAGCAAATATGAAAGCATATCTTGCAGGTATTAAATCTGGTGAGATTTCCAGTGACGTTTCTCTTGCAGCATACGCTGAATCGCAGAAAGATAACTACATTGGTATTGATGATGTTATCGGCTACATTGAAGGTAAAGAAGAGTAAATCGAAAAATGCTTGCTGCACGCTCGGCTAGCAAGCATTTGATTGGGCTATCGCCAAGCGGTAAGGCACAGGGCTTTGACCCCTGCATTCGCCGGTTCGAATCCGGCTAGCCCAGTTCGGTCCAATTGCTTTAAGGACCACTCGTACTAGGAGGGAACGAGAGTATAAATAATAAAAGCAACTTTTCTGCAAAACAGTTGTCGTATAGCTCAGAGGTAGAGCGGATTCAGCGTCCGGTTATGAAATGCCGGCTGATATGTCGCGGGTTCGATTCCCGCTACGGCAATTTAACATTTAAGAAAGGAGGGAATAACATGGCGAATATGAATTTGCTAAAATCTAAAATGGCATTGCTCGGTGATACGAACTACGTACAATGCGTTGCCGACGTGTTAGGTATATCACGTACGACTGCATCGAAAAAGATGAAAGGTTCATCTCCTTTCACTGACACTGAAATTGCTATATTGACCAAAAAATACGGTTTATCAGGAGAAGACCTAAAAGAAATTTTCGTAGGAGCTGAGTAATAATGACTGTCACTGAATGTGCGAAATTACTTGGTAAATCCCCTCAATTCGTTCGAGTAGGATTACAAAGAAATATTTTACCATTTGGGTATGCAATTAAAATGAGCACTGTTTGGACATATCATATATCTGAAGCAAAGGTATATGAGTATTTAGGAAAGGAGATTAAACATGCAAACTAAATTTAATATTGGAGATAAGGTAAAAATTTTAGATGGAAGTGATATTGATGGTTATATTGGAGGCTGGACACCTCACATGAATCGTCTGGTTGGAAGAATTGTCATCATTGATCAGATCAGAATTATTGATAAAGGTATAGGCTATTATGTAGAAGAAATTCCTTACACGTTTGATGAGAGAGGACTCGAGCTTGTTGATGATAATGAATCAACTGAGTCAACTGAGTCAACTGAACCTGACGGAGGTCTTTTGTTACTCGCTGCAATACTTGCAGGATTATTGTGATGGAGTTATATGAACATCAGAGCAATGCTCTGAAAGAAACGGCCGATAAAACTCATGTTGCTTATTATCACGACATGGGGTTAGGCAAAACGTTCACAGGTGCAGAGAAAATGATGCAGCTCGGAGCAAAGGTCAATTTGGTTATCTGTCAAAAATCAAAGATTGATGATTGGGTGGAGCATTTTAGAAATCATTATGGTTTTTATGGTACTTTTGATTTGGCCAGTAAAGTTGGAATGAAATGTTTTCTTGATTGTACCAATATAAATGATGGATTAAAAGTAGTCGGCGTTATCAATTATGAGCTTGCTTTTAGACGTCCGGAGCTTGCCAAACTGAAAGATTTTACTTTGATGCTAGACGAAAGCTCGCTGATCCAAAATGAAAATTCTAAGCGATCAAGATTCATTCTCAAGAAACTCGAGCCAAAAAATGTGATCCTCTTATCTGGTACACCGACAGGCGGTAAATATGAGAGATTATGGAGCCAATTGAATTTGCTTGGTTGGAAGATCAGCAAGAAACTCTTTTACAATCAATATGTCGATTATCATTATGAGGACAATGAAGGTTTTCCGCTGATGGTGATTGACGGATATAAGAATGAAGAACGTCTTAAAAAGAAAATGCGGCAGCATGGTTGTAATTTTCTGAAAACTGAAGATGTGTTCGATCTTCCTGAACAGATACATAATACCATTAAGGTACCTACTACGAAAGAATACAGAAAATTCAGAAAAGATTGCATTGTAATTATTCCTGGATGTACCACTGGAATAGATGAAGCAATGGATCGGCCGCATGTCTCTGATACAGGCATTGAGCTTGTTGGAGATACCACTCTTACTAAGATGCTTTATGAAAGACAATTATGTGGGCAGTATAACAAAGTAAAGCTTGAAGCATTTAGAGATTTGGTAGAATCCACAAATGATAGATTGATTGTGTTTTACAATTTCACTGAAGAATTAGAAGCATTATGCAAGATTGCATGGGATAGTGATAGGCCAGTATCAGTTGTGAACGGTAAACAGAAAGATTTGTTGCCCTATGAGAATGTTGAGACATCAATCACATTTATTCAGTATCAGGCTGGAGCAATGGGGTTGAATCTTCAAAAAGCAAATAAGATCATTTACTTTACTCCACCTTTATCGTCCGAATTATTTGAGCAGTCAAAGAAACGTATTCATCGTATTGGCCAGGAAAAACCTTGCTTTTATTATTATCTCACTTGTAAGGGTTCGATAGAAGAAAAGATATATAGAACCTTGGCAATGCGACGAGATTATACTGATGCATTGTTTGAAGGAGGTGAGTAAATGGCAGCTGAAAAAACTTTTGAAAATAAGGTAAAGAAATACATAAAAGGTCGCGGTGGCTGGCAAGTAAAATTTTTTGCGAATCGTATGACCAAGAATGGTATTCCGGACATTTTAGCATGTATCAACGGTTATTTTGTAGCTGTTGAAGTTAAAGCCAAAAATGGTAAACCATCAGAGTTACAGAAATATCACGTAAGAGAAATTAATGACGCCGGTGGATGTGCGATCATTCTATACCCAGATCAATATGAAAAATTTAAGCAATTAGTTAATTACTTAAATAATGATAGTTGGGGTAAGGCACGACGATTAGTATATCAAATAAATGAAAGGAGTTTCTAAAATGGCAGAAGCAATGTTAGATAATAAACAATTTGTAGTGGACCATTTATTGGCCACTAAGCGTGAGGGAATGGACGGACTTATCGAGTATATGGAGGAATGCGGATTTTTCAATGCTCCATGTAGTAGCGGATATCATCTTGCTTGTGAGTTTGGGCTGGTCCATCATACAAGACACGTAATGACACAAGCTGAGAATATCGGATATGCGTTACTCGGCAAAAAGGAATATGAAAAAATCCGTGATTCCGTAATAATTGCGGCAGCTCTTCATGATCTTGGAAAAATGGGACAATTCGAAAAATCGAATTATGTTCCAAACATTTTGAAAGGCGGAAAATCTTCCGAAGCAAAACCGTTCAAAACAAATCCTGATCTTTTAAACGTTCCGCATGAGGTCAGGTCAGTGGTAATTGCATCAATGTTCATCGATCTTACAGAAGAAGAACAGCATGCAATTCTTTATCACAATGGTTTATATGGACCATTGAAATATGAGATTCAGGGAAATGAAACACCGTTATATATGATTATTCACTGGGCTGATATGTGGGCCAGTAGAGTGATAGAAAGTAAGAAATAAGGAGGATTAAGATTATGCCAACAGTATATGAAAGGGTTGATGCTTTAGAAGCAGCAATGGTAACGGTACAACAGGATATTGAAAACTTAACGAACGGAATGCCTGATGCAAATGATTTATTAGCGAGGGCAACCACTGACCTTTCAAATGAAAACTTGAATGAATGGATCGGTGAAATTTATGTAGGTTATGGTAATGGTTGTACAAATAAACCAGCAGGAGCGGGCAACGGGTATTTCATTAATATCCCACATTGTACACAGCAAGCCGCCTACAATAAACAATATTGGATTGAGAGAACAAACAATCGTGTTTGGGCAAGAATGCAGGAAAATGAAGTATTTTCCGGCTGGGTCATGATTGGTGGAAATGAAATGGTGACCGGTTCCGCAAAAATAACCAATGAGACATTTAATGGAAAAGCCGTATACTGCAAGACCATCAACACTGGAAACTTGTTAAATGATGCTGTGAAAGAGATTGCAAGTGGATTAATTCCAGCAAATATCAAAGTAATCAATATTCGCGGTATGGTATATGGTGGCGGTGATTCTATTCCACTTCCAAATCCACATCCAACGGTGGCGAATGCGATTTCATGTTATTTGAGGCATGATGGAAAAATTTGCATCGGCACAGGCAAAGACAGAACTGCATTAAGTGGATTTGTTCAGATTTTCTATACAAACAATTAAGGAGGGATAGATCATGGCGACCGTTTATGAAGACATTGAATCGTTGAAAACAAGGATGAATGCAGTTGAGAGCATCATAAGTGGTGCAGACTTGACAGATACAGGATGGAATCCGCTCCCACTTGCAGATGGCATACAGGCATATGGCGGATCAGTTCCACAATATAGAAGAATCGGTAAAGTTGTTTCTATCCGTGGAGCGGTTAAAAACGTGCTTGCACCTGGTCTACTTGCAACTTTACCGGAGGGATGTAGACCGGTGTATAGTGTTTCATATGTTCAGAATACAAGTATGCGTTCAACGACTTGTGCGATGTATGCGAGGATGCTTGTTGGAGCAGATGGAAAAATTCAAGTACAGGCAATTTCAGACGGAGCGGCGTTCGCAGCTGATAAATGGTTCCCAATCCATTGCACATTCATGATTGATTAAGGAGGAAAAAATAAATGGGTGAAGTAGTAGCCGAATTACAATTAGGCATGAAAGCAAGAGAAAAAATCACAGGTGTAACAGGTACAGTAACATGCATCGCAAGATACTTATATGAGCGTCCGCAGGCGATGATCGAATATAAGGATAGAAATGGCATGGCATGTGAAAAATGGGCAGCAGTCGATAGATTGGAGGTAATTGAATAATGGGAGTTCCAGTATTAATTTTAGGAGAATCAGGCACAGGAAAAAGTGCTAGTTTAAGAAACTTTAAACCGTCAGATTTGAAGGTTATCAATGTGGCAAATAAGCCATTGCCTTTTAAAAACAAAATCGAGAGCGTAGCTACTGACGATTATAGAACAGTCGTCAAAGAGTTAAAGCTTAATAAGAAAAAAGTTGCGGTCATTGATGATGCACAGTATTTAATGGCCAATGAATTTATGAGACGGGCAACGGAACGTGGATTCGATAAATTCACAGAGATTGCTCAAAATTTCTGGTCACTGGTTAATATGGTAAAAGATCTTCCATCTGATCAAGTGGTCTATTTCTTAGCTCATATTGAAAGAGATGCTAATGGTAATGAGAAGATCAAAACAATTGGAAAGCTGCTCGATGAAAAGATCACAGTTGAAGGCATGTTTACCATCGTTTTAAAAACCAATGTGACAGATGGTGTTTACTCATTCATCACGCAGAACAGCGGCCATGATACAGTAAAAAGTCCGATTGGTATGTTTCCAAGTGTAGTTATCGATAATGATCTTAAATATGTGGATGAAAAAATCCGTAACTACTATGAAATCGGTGAATTTCTTAGTGATGATGAAATTGCTGAGATTGATGAAGCAGCCAAAAAGGGTGATATTCCTATTGAAGATGGGAAGAAAAAGAGAGGTAGAAGAAGTGCGAAAAAAGAAGAGCCTGAGGACACACCTGCGGAAGAAAAGAAAGAAGAAGATGAAAAGCCGAGACGCAGCCGCAGAAGAAAATCGAGCGAAGAAAGTGCAGACGCCGAGCCTGATAACTCAGGTGAAAAATCTGATGACGAATGCACTGAAGCGCCACAGTCCGACAAAGGAGTGGATGAACGTGCCGACGGAGAGAATGACGGCGGATCAGTATCTAAAGATGAAGCTAAACCATTGAGAAGGAGCCGTAAAGTCAGAAGACAGAAAGAAGCTGATGAGAAATTCTTAGAGGAAGCTCCTGCTGAAGATGAAGATACCGAAGTGCCATTCGATAAGGAAGATATGAACGCACCAATCGAAGAAGACAAACCAGCTGAAGAATCAAAACCACGTCGCAGACGTAGAAGAGCATAAGGAGGATAAATAAATGGATTTTAGTAAATTTGATGAACAGGTAAATTTGGATCAGTTAAAAGAAGATGCAAAAGAAGCAGCCGCAAATGGTGGCGGTGATTATCCGGAAATCGAAGATGGTACATATATTGGTAAATTTGAAAAGTTGGAACTTGGAGAAACAAAAGATCATCGCCCAATGTTTAAAGCAATGTTCCGTATCACTGAAGGTGATCATACGAAGTCATGCTTATTCATGAACCGTGTTGTCTATGGAACCAAAAATGATGCAAGCATGATTGGTTCGGTATCTGGATTCTTAGCAAAGCTTGAGGCGGTTGACGTTAATGGAGAACTTATTGACACATCATTTGAATCATACAGCCAATTTGCAGAAATGATCATGGATGTCGCAGAAGCCATCGATGATATGGACCTTGAATATGAGGTTGATTATAAAAAGGATGCATTTAACAATATTACCATTACTGATGTATTTGATGCTGATTAATTAAAGCTTAAGTGCGGGGAAAATAATACCCCGCACGGTATTTTAAGGATGATTATATGCTTAATTTTTATGACTTTGAGGTCTTTGAATATGATTGGCTGGTTGTGATCATCAACCCTATTGAAAAAACTGTCACCAAAATAGTAAATGATCCGCAAGCACTTAAAGATTATTTTTACGCTCATGATGAAGAAATATGGATTGGATATAACAACCGGCGATATGACCAATATATTATGAAAGCCATTCTTTTAGATATGAATCCAAGAGAGCTCAATGATTGGATCATTAAAGATAATAAACCAGGTTGGCAATATTCAAGCCTATTCAATACAATCAACATGATTAATTTTGATACCATGCTGAGAATGGATACGGGTTTAAAGAGCCTTGAGGCATTTATGGGGAATGATATTCGAGAGACATCGGTACCATTCGACATTGATCGTAAATTGACAGATGAAGAAATAGAGCAAACATTCTTTTATTGTAATCATGACGTAGAACAAACCATTGAAGTATGGCTTGCAAGAAAAGCTGAATATGATGCTGCTATGGGCCTTGTAAAAATCTTTAACCTTCCACTTTCTTATATGGGAAAAACAGGAGCGCAACGTGTTGCAAAAATTCTTGGTGGTAAAGGTAGAAAATTCGATGATGAATTTGAATTTCCAATCGTGGACACTCTTAGATTAAAAAAATATCGAGCAGTTAGAAATTGGTATAGAAATCCTGAAAACCATGATTATAAGAAAAAACAAAAGGTAACGATTGCAGGGATTGAGCATACTCTTGCTTGGGGCGGACTTCATGGAGCCATTAAAAAATATTACGGTGAAGGAATTTATTTGATGGCTGACGTAACAGCTTATTATCCGTCATTACAGGAACGATATAAATTCGGTTATCGCAATATGGCGAATCCTGAGAACTTTGAAAAAATACATGGTGAGAATCTTAGAATGAAAGCCACTGGCAATAAGGTTGCAAGATTGCCATATAAGATTGCAGACAATGCGATCTCTGGTCAATTGAAAGATCAATATTCACCTTTGTATGATCCACGAGAAAATAATGCCATATGTGTAAATGGTCAATTGCTGCTTGTGGATTTAATAGAAAAATTAGAGCCACATATCGAGAAATTTATCCAGTCTAATACTGATGGTATTCTAATCAAGTTAAAGTCAATTGATGACTATGATTTGATTGATGATATTGTATGGGAATGGGAAGACAGGACAGGTATGCGAATGGGCTTCGATATCTATACGAAGGTATTTCAAAAAGATGTAAATAACTATTTGCTAGTTGCTCCTGATGGTAAAACAAAAACAAAAGGTGCATATACCAAAGCACTCAGCTCAGTAGATTATGATCTCCCTATTATTAATAAAGCCATGGTTGATTATATGACAAATGGTACGCCTGTAGAGAAGACGATCCGTGATTGTGATGAATTGATCATGTTTCAAAAGGTTGTAAAGCTTTCGGGAAAATATTGGCGAGCATGGCATAATGGAAAATTTATGGCTGAGAAATGCTATCGAGTATTTGCTTCTAAGGATAGGAATGAAACATACATCGGTAAATGTAAACAATCAGGAGCTACTATAGAAAAATTTGCAAATACACCGGAGCATTGTTTCATCGATAATGGAAGCATTAAAGGAAAGAAATGCCCAGATTATTTGGATGTCCTTTGGTACATCAATCTTGCAAAAGAACGTTTATCACAATACGGGGTGGAGGTGTAAAAATGAATCGTATAATTGATGAAAAACACCACGCATATGGACCGTGGATCGTAGTAGCACGACATAAATTAAATTATCGTCCGAAAACATGTAGCATGGTAAGGTGGATATGTGTGTGCAGACATTGCGGTGCTAAAAAAATTTATATAGGAAATGGATTGCGATTTGGTCATTATGCGCATACATGTAGGGAGTGTGGAGGAAGTTGATAGATTTATTTAAAGGCTATGTGCCGACAAAAGACAAAAAATGCTTAATGCCTTTTAAAAATAAATCATCAGCAGAATTAAGAACATATGAACAGGTGAAAAAACTGCCAGAATATGCAGGTATTATCGCAGATAACGTAGTGTTGATCGATGTAGACGACTATGAGCAATCAGAAAAATTGATGGATATAGTAGAAGATTTACAATGCAATTGCCGAGTTTATGAAACAACGAGAGGTAAACACTTCTTATTTAAAAACATAGATTCGATGGGTGAGATCATCTTAGATAAATGTGGGATTAATAAGACGTTGGCATGCGGCATAACAGCTGATATAAAAGTTGGCTGCAAAAATTCATACTCAGTCCTTAAATACAATGATGAAGAAAGATTCATTTTATATGACATCGAAGAGGATGAGGAATATGAATCACTCCCAAAGTGGTTGCTGCCAGTTTATACAAGGATGAAATTCTTTGAGATGGAAGCCGGCGATGGTAGAAATCAGGCATTATTTAACTATATTCTTACACTACAATCAAATGATTTTAGTGTAAAAGAATCAAGGGAAGTTCTCAGGATCATCAATAAATATATCCTGAAGAATCCACTTAGTGAGGAAGAGCTTGACACATTATCAAGAGATGATGCTTTTAAAAAACCCATTTTCTTTAAGAAAAATTCATTCTTATTCGATAAGTTTGCTACTTATTTAAAGAATGTGAATCACATCATTAAGATTAACGGTCAGCTGCATATCTATAAAGATGGTATCTATGTGGATGGAGTAAGGGAAATAGAAGCCCAGATGATAAAGCACATTAGTAATTTGAATCGGACGAAACGAACCGAAGTATTGAGCTACCTTGACATTCTGATCAATACTGATGTGCCAATGAGTCATGCGAATTATATTGCATTTAATAATGGTATTTATAACATTGAGACTGATACACTGGAGCCATTTACACCTGAGATTGTAGTCACCAACAAGATTGAATATGATTATGACCCTGATGCATATTCGGAATTGACGGATAAGACGTTAAATAAGTTAGCGTGCCAGGATGAGAATATTAGAATGCTCTTAGAGGAATGCATCGGTTATTGTTTCTATAGGCGAAACGAATTACGAAAATGCTTCATATTAACCGGTGAAAAAGAGAATGGAAAATCAACTTTTCTTTCTATGATTGAGAATTTACTCGGAAGAAAGAATATCGCATCACTTGATTTGAAGGAACTTGGAGATCGATTCAAAACGGCAGAGTTATTCGGAAAGCTTGCGAATATTGGCGACGATATTGGTAGCGAGTTTATTCCGAATCCGGCAGTATTTAAGAAATTAGCTTCAGGAAACCCGATCAATGTGGAGCGAAAAGGGAAAGACCCATTTGACTTCTCTAACTATGCGAAGCTGCTATTCTCTGCAAATGATATTCCTCGAATTAAAGATAAATCGGGAGCGGTGATAAGTCGATTGGTGATTATTCCATTCGATGCGAGATTCTCGCCGAATGATCCTGACTTTGATCCTTATATCAAATATAAGCTGATACAAGAAGAACCGATGCAATATTTGATCAACATTGGGATACAAGGACTTAAGCGAGTATTGAAGAATAGAAAATTTACGTCATCTGCGAAGGTAGAAAAGGCATTACAAGAATATACGGAGAATAATAATCCGATTTTATTATTCTTCAAAGAAGATGTAAAAATCGAAAATGAACCAACAAAGAATGTGTACAAAAAATATAACGAGTTTTGTATCGCAAATAGTTTCAATCCAATGAGTAATATCGAATTTAGTAAACAGGTGAAAAAATACCTAGATTATGAAATTACTGATAAAACTATCAAAGGAAAGAAATATCGTATATTCGTGAAAAAGGAGGATTGATCATGATTATTTGTCCATGTAAATCTTGCTCGAATAAGGTTGTGGAGCACATCACGATGAATGCCAGGCATATCAAGATTTCCTGAAAGAGTTAAAGACTATGAGGAAAAGAGAGAAAATCCTAAATGATACTGGGCGAGGCGCTTATGTGAAAGAGACAACCGCTCGTTATAGAACAAATCATGTATTTAGTACATATAAAAGGTAAAGGAGGACCAAATATGAAAATAATTTTGGAGGGATGCGATGGTACAGGTAAGACCACGCTTGCGAAAATTTTAGCGAATAAATATGGGCTTGATATCTGTCATTGTACTCAGTATGATGCATCAGACTTTAATTTTTACAAACAGACACTGAGAAAAGACAATGTCGTTTGGGACAGACATACATTAGGAGAGTTAATCTATCCGGAAATATTTAAAAGGACACAATGCATCACATTTGAGGAAGCGAGAATCTTAGTGCATTATGCCAGAGAAGAAGACGTGAGGCTTTTCGTATTAACATGTAATTCGACTGAATTATGTGAAAGAATAGCGAAAAGAGAAAATGAACATGATTCGATTCGCAGAAATTTATTTAAAATCAACGATATGTTCGTTGATTATGCAAATGAACTTCGTATCCCAGTTATTGATACGAGTAAAATGACATTATCAGAAATATTCAAATTGGTGGAAACACCGCAGATAAATAAAGGAGGATTTATCCATGGCTAGAACAAAACAGATTTACAACAAGACACAGTTAACACCTCAGCAGGAATTTGAGAGACATATCTATCATAGAGATCAATTCGCTCATTATCTTCGCTGGTCCCATATACTTAAAGTAGCAAAGATTGGTCAGACAATCCTTGACTTCGGATGTGGTACAGGTGAGATGCTGGAGTTATTCTATCGCAATAAATACAGACCAAAACAGTATCTAGGCCTTGATATTAGAAAACAGACGGTTGATGAAAATAATGAGAAATTTGCAAAGCTTGATTTTGCTGAATTCCGTCAGTGTGATCTTTGTCAGGATGAGCTTGATCTTGGTCAGACATTTGATATCATTACATGCTTTGAAGTGATGGAGCATATAGGGCATGAGAATGCTGATGCCTTCTTAGACAATATCGCTTATCATTGCGATGAAAATACGAGAGTTTACCTCAGCACGCCAAATTATGATCCAAAGGTAGGAGCAGCCAAAAATCACATGCTTGGTCCTGAAGGAAATAAAGAGGTTGGTGAATGGGATCACTTCGAGCTGCAGGATAAATTGAGCGAATATTTTGACATTGAGGCGAAATACGGAACCTTTGCTTCTATAAAAGATTATAAGGAAGAGATTGAAGGAGATTGGCGTCACGTGATGTTCGATGAATTAAGAAAATACTATGACACCAATATGCTTTCAGTCATCATGGCCCCTGTCATCAAGCCTGAGCATGCAAGGAATTGCTTATGGGTCCTCAAAGCAAAACAGGAGGATTGATCATGGTAGGAAAATATACAGTTGTTACACTATGCGGTAGTACCAAATTTAAAAATGATTTCGAACGAGTGAACAGAGAACTGACACTGGCTGGCAACATTGTGTTGTCAGTCGGATGTTTCGGCCATGCGGATAATGAAGTATGGGCCAAGGGAACAAAAGAGATGCTGGATGATATGCATAAAAGAAAGATTGATATGGCTGACATGATTTATGTGATCAATAAAAATGGTTACATTGGTGAAAGCACAAGATCAGAAATTAATTATGCACGTGAAAAAGGTAAAGAGATTATTTTTATGGAGGAAAAATAATATGGGAAGAATTTCAAGCAATATAGATGATATTTATCTCACATTATGTAAAGACTTATTGCATGCTCCAAAGGTAGGAAACACAAGAGAGCTTAGAGATGTAAAGATCGTTTTGACAGATACACATGATGCTACTGTAAGCATTAGAAATATTTCCGATGCTTATATGTTTGCAGAGTTGTTGTGGTATTTTACCGGTAGAAACTCAGTTGATTTCATTGGAGCTTTCGGTAGTATGTGGAAAAAACTTTCTGATGATGGTAAAACGTGCAATAGTGCATACGGTTATCTGATGAAAGAAGGTTATGGCTTTAATCAGATTGAAAAGGTTATTGAATTACTGAAATGTGATTCTAATTCACGTAGAGCAGTGATCAATTTGAATGTACCAAATAAAGATGTGATTGAGACCAAAGATGAGCCTTGTACGATTGCACTTCAATTCCTTATCAGAGATCATAAGTTATATTGCACAGGAATGATGAGGAGCAACGACATATGGTTTGGCTTTCCTTATGATATTACATTCTTCACAGAGTTGCAGAAATATATCGCTGATCGATTAGGATTGATTTGTGGTACATATACGCATTTCGTTACAAGTTTGCATATGTACGAGAAAGATGAAGAGAAGATCAAAGAGATAGTAGAAAATCCTATCAGCAATCCTATTAGATTTAATCGTTATAATTTTGCTAAACACGCAGAATTTATCGCTGAATTAGTAGATTGTGGTATCAGACATAATGTAGATGCAAAGACACTACTATTAAATTTATTGAACCAATATGGCATTTATAAAAGAAAAGGAGAAAAATAATGAAGGTTAAAGTAATTGATTTTGGATATGAGAAACTGCCGTTCAGGGCACATTATAACGATGCAGGTGCAGACGTATACGCTTGTTTTCATAACAACGTGAAGAGGATTGCAATATGGCCACACGACACGGCAAAAATTCCTTTAGGGTTGGGGTTGTGTATTCCTGATGGATATGCTGGATATGTATTCCCTAGAAGCGGATTGAGTAGTAAAGGTATTACGTGTGAAATTCCTCCTGTTGATTCGGGCTATCGTGGAGAGATTCACGCGATTGTACATAATGGAACAAATGAAAAGATATTCATTAACAATGGTGATCGTATCGGACAACTGGTTATTACTCCTATAGTGGTTGCAGATTTTGTTACAGAAACAGGTGACGAAAGGGGTAGCGATGGATATGGTTCGAGTGGAATGCGGTAAATACATAGATTAAGCTATTTTAGAAAGCAACTTAAGTCAAGATGAATTCAAGATAAGTCAAGATGAACATAAAAAAGTCAAGATCATCTTGACTTATATGAGTGTGCTCCTCATATGTTTTGGATGAACATATGAGTATGCTCCTCATATGTAATAATTATCTTGCAATAATCTTGACTTATCTTGACTTTCAAGACAATTTTCGAAAGCATTACGGTTGACATATTTCTCTTAAATTGCTCAAATAGTCTGAAAGTCAAGATCAATTCAAGATGAATTTTTCATAATTTTTATGAAAAAGCTCAGAAAGTATTACGGTTGACATATTCTTATTGTCTATACAATTTCAAAAAGTCAAGAAGTCAAGATACTTTTTATTTTTTTATACTCACAGTAAAATCATTTCAAATTTTTGATGATTTTATATATAAAAAGAATATAGTAGTTTATCTTGACTTCTTGACTTTTTATATAGGCAAACCAAAGGAAGGGGTTAATATGCTTGATGATGATAAAATGCAAATACAAAAAATTATTAATGACACCGTGAACAGTACGGTGCTAAAGCTTAAAATGGCAGGATTAATGAAAGATGATCGTAAGACGGCGTATGAAAAGACGGAGGAATTATTGCGTAATTATAATGCATTCAAAGATTCAGATCAGCCATACACTATTAAGCTTGTAAAGAAAATCAATGCTGCACTATTTACAATAAAAGATGATATTTACTATGATATCATTCCTATGTATTATTTTGACGGTGAAACCAGAGAAATGATAGCAGAGTACTACGACACGACGGTAACCACAATATCGCGAAATAAAACAAGACTGATCAATAAGATTAAACCTATCTTATTTAGCGACGATGTGATCTATGAATTATTCTTATAATCATTTATATACCTTTGATAAGTCCCTCATATAAGGGGCTTATTTTTTATGCAATTTTAGTTGTATAGTAAGTTCATAGATCGCGTTTTAAGACATTTTTGTATGTTAGTCATAGAAATTATCATGAAGCATATTAGAATGAGAATCTGATATGCTCTAATGAGTTTCAGATGTGTATCTTCCTATTTATATAGATGCGTATATAGAGACGCATGTCACACTATATGTCACACAATGTGTATGTAACCTTTTTAATAGAAGATTTAAGATATATCCATCGAACAAATGTTGAGATTATTTCATGAGATTAAGGAGGGAAGTACATGTTTAAGAATAGTGTATTTCACGTATCCGTTGATACAAAGAAATGGCTGAAGGCAGCAGGGGTCAGAGCAGTGAAAACAATGGCTCAGTCCTTCATCGCAATGATTGGAACGGCAGCCGCAATGCAGGATGTAAATTGGACGCTCGTAGGTTCTGCCACGATTCTTTCCGGTATTTTGTCGATAGCAACGTCTATAGCAGGAATTCCGGAGGTGAAATAATGCCACCAGAAATTATAGTAGGGTTATTGTCGTTAGGAGGTACCTTAGTCGGTACATTTGCGGGAATTATAACAAGCGCAAAATTAACTGCTTATCGAATTGAACAGCTTGAAAAGAAAGTCGATAAGCATAATAATTTTGCGGAACGTATTCCTGTCATTGAAAACAATTTGAAAAGTGTATGGCATAACATTAATGAGATGAAAGAAGAAATAAAGGAGGAGCATAATCATGGCGAGTTATAATGTACACGCCGGACATTGTCCACAGGGACAAGGAGCCAGCGGAGCAGTTGGATTTTTAAAAGAATCAATTGAAGATCGTAAGGTAAAGAACCGAGTGATTTCAGCTTTAAAACGTGCAGGACATACGGTATACGATTGTACGGACGATACTAATTGCACAGTCAATCAAAATCTTCAAAGAATCGTTGCAAAATGTAATGCACATTCAGTTAACTTAGACGTATCTATTCATTTGAATGCAGGCGGAGGAACAGGTGTAGAAGTTTGGTGTTATGACGAAAAAACAGCAAAGATTGCAGCAGCTATCTGTGCGAACGTTTCAGCAGCACTAGGCATTAAAAACCGTGGCGTGAAATACTCACAGAAATTATATGTTTTAAGAAAGACAAAAAGTCCAGCATTATTAGTTGAATGTTCTTTCGTTGATAATAAAACAGATTATAAGCATTGGAATGCTTATAAATGCGGGGATGCAATAGCATCTGGTATCACAGGAAAGAAAATACAAGGTACTACGTCGAATACCTCAAAACAAGTTAAGCAAGCAAAACAAGTTCCAGGAAATGCAGTAAATAATTTCGGATTATATTATCGCGCACATTGCCAGACAGTAGGCCTTCTGAATTCAGTGCACGATGGCCAGACCAGTGGTACAGTCGGATATAGTAAGAGATTAGAAGGATTATATGTAGATATCAGAAAAATCAAAGAAAAATATCCGGATGTAAAACTTAAATGTAAGGCACACATTCAAGGTACTGGCTGGAAAGAGTATACGAATGTAGAACATGATACATTGATTGGAACAACAGGACAAAGCAAACGTCTGGAGGCTATTGAATTAGAATTAACCGGACTTCCTGCTAATAAAGTATTAATGTATCGTACACATCTTTCGGGAGCAGGCTGGACTGGTTGGGTTAAAGGTGGATTTACTTCCGGTACAGTTGGCATCGGTAAGGCGATTGAAGCTATTCAGATTAAGATAGTATAAGCAGGTGATAATATGGCAGAAAAACGAAAGCGTGGTAAACCTCGCAAATATGATGATTATGTGAAGCCATATCTTCCGCTTATTTCTGAATGGTGCCGAACAATGACAGAGCAACAAATCGCTGAGAAATTGGGTATCGCATATAGTACATTTAATCAGTATAAAGTTGATTATCCAGAAGTGAAGGAAGCTATTAAAAAGGGAAGACAGAACCTTGTTGCTGAGCTTAAGGGTTCTCTTATTAAGAAGGCAAATGGATATGAATATACGGAAACCAAAGAAACTACTGAGCACGTTAAATGGCCAGAAGAAATGTATGCGGCATTGCTTGATGCCGGATTTACTCCTAATCAGATAGCAAGCAGTCGAATAGTGAAGGTAGAGGTTGCTCATAAGAAGATGGCACCTGATGTTGCTGCTATTAATCTGGCATTAAAGAACTACGACAGAGAAGATTGGGCCAATGATCCTCAAATGTTGGATATCCGTAAGAAAGAGTTGGAACTTAAGGAAAGACAGATAGAGAATAATGAGTGGTAAGATGCGGTATACATTATCAAACTTCTATAAATCGAATGAATGGTATGATCTTACTCAGTTACTTAAATCAGAAAGAGTAAATGAGAATGGTGATCTGATCTGTGAATACTGTGGTGAACCTATCGTCAGGGCATATGATTGCATTGGCCATCATACTGTTGAGCTTGATGATAACAATGTGAATGATGCAATGATTAGTTTGAATCCTTCATTGATTCAATTAGTCCATCACAAATGTCATAACAGAATACATAAGAAGTTCTACACTGGCGAGGATGTAAGACAAGTTTATCTGGTCTATGGTTCTCCGCTCAGTGGTAAAACTACCTGGGTAAACGAGGTACGGAATGCTGGTGATCTTATCATTGATATGGATAGTATATGGCAAGCAGTGAGTGGCTGTGATAGATATGAGAAGCCTAAGAGATTAAATGCTTGTGTGTTTGGCGTTCGTGATTATTTGCTTGAGTGTGTGAAGTACAGACGAGGTAAATGGTTGAATGCTTATGTGATTGGTGGTTATCCGTTAATCAGTGAACGTGAACGACTATGTAAGGAGTTAAGAGCCAGAGAGATATTCATTGATGTATCGAAAGAAGAGTGTATCAATAGGCTCATGAATATTTCAGATGGAAGAGATAAAGAAGAGTGGGAGAAATTTATCGATGATTGGTGGATAAAATACGCCCCCCGGTCCTATTAAAAGAAATTTTATGGG